TGTTGAGGGCCTTGATGCGCTTGGTGGCGCTGCCCAGCACCACAGAGGTGCGGAGGTGCTGGAGGTGGTCCCACTTGGCGGCCTCCTTGCTCCAGGTGGCCTCTGCCACCTTTTTGGGAGCCACTACCAGGACCTTTTGCACCTGCCAGCGAAAATACTTGAGAATATTGACCGCTGACAGAGTGATGACTGTTTTGCCAAGGCCGGGACGGAGAAACAGCCCAACGGCAGGGTCCTCAACTACACGCTGGATGCAATAGGCCTGGTAGTCATGCGGCACATATTTCATGCGGGGAAAACCTCCCTCAAAAAGTCCTTTACTGCGTCCATCCCAAACAGCACCCGGCAGTCCGCCCCCCGTTTCTCCATCTCACTCCGCTGCCATTTCTGGACTTTGGCCAGCCTGCCCACCTCCGTTTTCAGTTCAACAAAGATGGTCTTGCCGGTGGGGGTGATTATCAGTCGATCAGGCACGCCGGGATTTCCGGGTGACACAAACTTATAGCAGAGGCCACCGTGCTCTTTCACCTTGCGAACAAGGTAGCTCTCAATATAGCTTTCTTTCATGGATTTCCTCCTTTCGGAACAGTGGAACATTCGCGCGTGTATGTAGCGCAAACAGGCGGTTTAGAGAGTTTTATTTTTCTCTATTCTCTCTAAATCCTCTCTTTTACCCTAATATAGAAAATGAATGTTCCAATGTTCCACTTGGCCTAAAAGCCTTGCGGCGCAAGGGTTTTGCCCGGAACATTTGCCGGAACATTGCCCGGAACATGTTCCACCTGCCCGGAACATTGGAACATCTGAAAATCTCAAATGTTCCGGGCAATGTTCCGGGTCAAAGCCGCACCTTTTGAAAGCCCCGTTGCTTGCCGCAGTAGCCAAAGCGCAGGGAGCCTCTGGCCCTTTCCCACAAGGCGCTGGCCTCAATGATGCTGTTGATTTCTGCCGTGTCACTGTACCTCATATCCCGCTGCTTGCCGTCCAGAGCCTCACACCAGACCTCCAGAGCGCATACACGGTCACGGGGCACCAGCTTGACATCTCCCTGCACAGCGCCGCCCCAGAACATCCGGCGGCGGTCAAGCGGCCAGTTCTGCCAGTCCTCCGGCACCGGGCGCTCCAGAAAGTCCAGTATGATGCCCTCACGGGTGTTGACTTCACGGTGGGCCTCCTGGGCCTCCTTAGCGGCGGCCTCAATTTCCCCTTTGAGAAAAAGCGGCTCTCCCGTCTGCCAGCGGACCATGGCCTCAGCCCAGAGCTGGTCAATTTCTCCGGGCAGATCAGTCCAGACGCTTTTGGCCGCCGGGGCCAGGCCCACATCCACCGGCCAGAAACGCCGGTTGCCGGTGCGGTCCCGCAGGTAGTCGGAGGTGTTGGTGGTGCCGAAGAACACACAGCACCGGGGCAGCTCCTTGACATGGCGGCCATAGGCCGCACGGAAACGGTCAGAGCGCAGGGAGAGAAACTGCTTGATGCACGCCACATCCGTCTTGCGGAAAGCGTCCAGCTCACCGATCTCCACCAGCCAGACCCCCTGCAAAAGTTCAGAGGCCTCCTTGCCCTCAAAGGTGCGGATGCTGTCATTAAACCAGCCCCGGCTCATCTTATCCAGCAGGGTGCTCTTGCCAATGCCCTGGGGCCCAGCCAGGATGAGCATGTTGTCATACTTGCTGCCGGGCACCATGGCACGGGTGACGGCGGCGGTGAAAGCCTTGCGGGTCACAGCTCTGGTATAGGGGCTGTCCTCCGCCCCCAGGTAGTCAATGAAAAGGGTGTCCAGGCGGGGCACGCCGTCCCACTTGAGGCTCTGGAGGTAGTCCTGAACCTCGTTGAAAGCGTGCTGTGTGGTGTGGAGGGAGAGGGCCCCATCAATCTTGCCGTTGCCGGTGATGTGGTGGACCTTTTCCATGTACCAGTAGAGGCCATTGTTGTCATTGTCATCCCAGAGGCGGCGCTTGGTGGAGGCATTCCAGGGGAGCGCATCCAGCACCTCACCACGGCCCGCAAACTGGTTGAGGGCAAACTTGCCCTTGAGCAGCGGGTCATTCTCAAGAATAATCCAGACATTATCAATGGTGGCCTTTGGGAGGCCGGTCTGGCTGTTGATCTCCAGCCGGTCCATCCAGTTGGCGGGCTCTGCATCGTTGGTGGCCTCCACGCCCTCAAAGTCCTTGACGGCCTCCTGGTAGCGCTCCTGGCTCATCAGGGCGGACACATCGGGGTCTTGCGTGGCCAGTTCGCACATGGCACGGTAGGAGGGCAGGCGGTTGGTGGGAGTGCCCGGCTGGGCCTCATCGTCCTTGTCACCAAAGCGATGCAGGCGCACCAGGTCAAAGGCGTTCACCAGCTTGCCGCTGCACGGGTCAGTGGCGTGGTGGGAGTAGAGAAACTTGCCGCTGTCATAGATGACAGCGCCGCCGGTTGTGGAGCCGCCCAGGTAGGTGTAGCGGCCTGGCATACTTTCCACCGGCTCATACATGCCGGGGATGAGCTCATCCATGGCACGGTAGATGTCATAGGTGCGGCAGAAAGCGCCCACAACACCGTTTTTGGCCTCCGGGTCACCCTGCTTGACTGCCAGTTTAGTGGGCAGGTTTTGGGAGCCGGGCACCTGGGGCCAGAGGGTGCAGTCACGCCAGTCCTCATACTGGCCCAGCAGGCCCTTGACGGACAGCAGGGGCTTGTCTTTCCACACATAGATGTATTGGCTGTCTGAGCAGCAGCTTGGCCAGTACATCAGACGGGACACCTCAAAAGTGGTGGGGTCACAGAGCTCCAGGCCTATGTACTCCGCCATCTTGCGGGCGATGGGTTCATATTCATCCGCTGAGGCCGTGCGGTCCAGCGGCAGCAGAACACGCAGGCGGGGTGCCGCCGGGCTGTGCTTACGGGTGGAATAGATGCAATAGCCGCAGCTCAGCCCCTCAACACGGCGCAGGACATCCTCCGTGCCGCCCGGTGGGATGTTGTCCA